ACCTTCGACAGTCCGGTCAAAGCGCAGCGCGCCTTCGACAAGAAGGAAACCGAAAAGACGCGAAAGGGCTATCGGCAGACGAGCTCCGCCCGAGAAACGACGGCGAAGGACTCGTCCGAACTCGTGAAGGCCGTTGGTGTCACCTTCTTCAACAAGATGGGCGTGGCTGCCGTCAGCCATCTCGATCCAGGCTTTGATACCTCCGGAATGCGCCAGCTCGACGGCCCCAATTGGGATGAGGACGGCAACAAGCTTGATCCGACCCGCAAAGTCGACCCGGCTGTCATTCGCGAAGCTCAGCTCAAGGCTCAGCAGGAGGCGATCGAGCAAGCCTACCAGTCAAACGATCTCTATGGGAGGTTCTGATGGCGACGTCCAATCAGTATGTGAATCTAGACGATCCGCGCAATCAGTTCGCGTTTGTGTGTCCGGTGTTTGAAACCACGACCAAGATGAGCCAGTGCATGAAGCTGCGCGAACTCTTCTGGCGCGGTGAGAAGCCTGAAGTTCGCAAGGGCTGCCAGATCTGCATGAGGGCCGGCAAGTGCCCTGCGGCTGCAATCGCATCGAAACGCTATCCGCCAGGTAAGTCCTGGAAGGATGATTACACATCGGACACGCCGGTCCTGGGCAAGATTCGCAAGGACATCCTTGAGCGTATCCAGCGACCCATGGTGGTCGACAGCTACTATCGCGAGTTCCCCGGTGTTTCGGATCAGGAGCGTGACAAGCTGCTCACGGCTTCAGATCGCATCGGCAAGATGATCGGCGCCGCGCCCCTGTCCAGCGACAATGACGAGCCGCGGCATTCGCGCACAGCATTCAGCGAAACCTCAACGCCGCGCAAGCCGCGCAAGGCTGCGCCGAAGGCTCACAACGATGACACCAAGACAAACGCCCTGAACGACGCTGCCGCATCCGGCAACCTCGCAGCGGCAATCAACGCAGCCTGAAGGAGAAACCATGGACGCCTATGCAGTAAAGTCCCTGATCGATGATATCGCGGCGACCACTTCCCGCACGGAGAAAGAGCAACTGACGGTTCGACTTGGATCCTCCGAGCTTGGCCGGTTCGTTCTATCCTGGGCCTACAACCCCTACATTCGGTTCTACCTGACGCCAGCGCTGACCGAAAACGCCGGTCGCTTCAAGATGGAATTCAAGCAGAACCTCATTGAGCCTCTTCTCAACCGTCTGGCCGCTCGCGAGCTGACCGGTCTTGCAGCAGAACGCGAAGTCGGCGAGGTGATGGGTGCGCTGGATGAAGTCGGCGCACGGCTTCTCTTTCTCATTCTGTCAAAGGATCTGAAATGCGGAATTGGCGCGCAAACGATCAATATCGCAGTGCCCGGCCTTATTCCGGTCTTCTCTGTTCAACGGGCGGTGCATTACGAAGCAAAGAAGCTCAAGAAGGGTAAGGCCTACAAGGCCGAGTTCAAGCTGGACGGCAATCGCAACACCTTCCTTTGCAAGGACAACAATGCAGGCTTCTTCACGCGCTCCGGCAATCGTGTTGCAGCGCTCGACTTCCTGGTTGAGCCGGTTATGAAGGCTGCAGCTTATGTCGCTTCAACGGCCAGTCCCGAGCTTCGCTCTGTCCTGATGCGCGATGGCGAGGATCGCCTGAATTTCATGCTCGACGGCGAAGCGATGATGACGGTGTTTGAAGAGACCGGCGCGTTTCGTCGCGAAGGTGAAGACGCGATCGGTGCAGAGCTCCACCTCTACGACATGATGTCCTATGATGACTTCAATGCGGTCGGCGCGGTCGGCGCTCCGTTGTCCGTTCGTCGTTTGTGGGTCAAGGAGTTCCAGGAGCTCGCAAAGGTCGCACTCAAGGATACCTCGGCGCCGGAGACAATCCAGATCGTGCCGCAGTTCTTTGTCAACAATGACGAAGAGGTGCAGGCTCTCTTCCTGCGCTCTCGCGAAATGTTGCTTGCAACCTATCTGGCGCGCGGCGACAAGGCCAAGGAGGCAGCGCTTCTCAAGCGCACGATCAATCCGAAGACCGGTAAGCCGGCCGTTCTCGAAGGGATCGTCGTAAAGGATCTCGACGGGCTTTATGAGAAGAAAAAGTCGTCAGTCTGGATGAAGGTCAAGGCCGAGGAGACGCTCGATCTGCCGATTATCGGAATCTACAACGGTCAGGAGCATTCCAAGTATGAGAATATCCTGGGCGGCGTGATCGTTGACCATGACGGCGTCGAAGTGCGTGTCGGCGGTGGCTTTTCCGATCTCGATCGTGAGGAGCTTTGGAAGCTCTGGGTGCTCGATGCCAAGGCTCTCGGTGTCGATCCGCATGTCGGTTTTAAGGGCAAGAGTTTCGCTTACGCGGATCTCAAGGAAGTCGGCGCGACAAACCTGATGACCCGGCTTCTCGAAACCGAGTTCATGGAAATCACGCCTGATGGTTCGCTTCGCCATCCCAGGGCGATCAAGTTCCGCGACGACAAGGATGGAGAAGTCGAATGCCGGGAAGCAGCATGAGCTTTTCCACGATCTTTTACATGGCAGCGAGTAGCGGATTCACCGCTACCGCATTCACAGGAAACCCCGCGCCCTCTGTTGCAGGCTTTATTTGCCTTCTTATAGGCGCCGGTCTAGCAAGGGAGAACTACTAATGCGCCCCAAGGCAGAACTTACCGACGAAGTGCGCGCAGAGATCGAGCAGATCCTGCGGGACGTAAGGTCAGATGATAGGAGCGCCAGGATGGAAGCTCCCAAGAAGATTCAGCGGCTCAGGGCGCTCTACGGGCAGGAGGCTCTTCAAAGTGTTGAAGAAGAACTCGCTGCCCAGGCCTGGGCGGCATCCGTTGCAGCACCTGGCGAAGAAGTTATCTTCTTAGAAGTAACCGACTGATCTCCTTTGTCAGATCAAACTGACCCGCTTTCACAAGCCGGACCAGAGCCCTGAAATAGCCGCCCGCGTTCTTGATCGTCTCCGATCCGGGCGCGGGCGATTGCTGTAGCTGCACCACGTAAGTCAGCGTCACAGACGCGCCAAGCGGGCCGATTTCACGCACCGCCTCCTCCCAGGCCGACGGCGACACGCCAAACATGCCGCGGACCCGACTGACGGCGCCAATAAACTCCCTGTCGTTGCGCACATACCCGATAAACTCCATAGCGTCCGGGCACGCCCTTACCACGTCTTCTACGGTTGCCGCGGGTCTCGGCGTTTCCGCCTGAACATCTTCAAAGCCGTTGTTACAAGATCTATCAGGGTCATATTTGTTGTTCTCTTTGTGACGGCAGGAATTGCCGGCAGAGGCGGCAAAATACCTGGCTTCTGCTTCAATCCTGATTGCCTTCCAGGCATCGCGGGCATGGTCGGCTGATCCCCTTGCGGATCTACGCGGCGTGACTCGTGCAAGCTCAAGGGCGCGCGAACCGAGATCGGCTATGTCGATGTCAGGATAGACTTCGGCAAGCGTTCTGAGAGCTTCCTGGGCTGCTCTGCGATGAATGGTGAGATCATCAAATACAGCCAGGCGCTCGCGCTCGGCGTCTTTGATGACCTGTAGTCGAGCGCGAAGCTCAGGTAGCATCGCAAGCAGGGGAGACAGGTCGAAACCATACGCCTTTACGATCTTCCCGTTTGGCCCGCGTTGCGCATAACGCTTGCCATTGGGTGAATCTTTCGCTGCGATAACTCCTTCACTGATGAGGCGAGACACAGCGTAGCGAACGGAGCGCTCCGGAATTCCTGTGCGATCAACAAGGAATTCGTTAGACGGCCAGACAAGCATCCGGCTTTCAATCAGCTCGCCACCGTAGACGCCGACAAGCTGATCCAGCACGAACCGGCAAGACGATGGTAGTTTCAAGACCTGGGCTGCTGCCCTGGCTGCCTCATAGAGGACTTGCTTATCCGCTGTATCAGGCTCTGCCGCCGACGGTTTGTTCGGCTTTAGAGCACGCCAGCCGGAAGACTGCGCGCTTCTCATTATCCCTCGTTTCTAGGCACAGCTTCGCCTTCGACTTCGAAAAGTCGTTGACAAATCAGCGGTGATTCGGGATAACAGAGTTGCTTAGGCTCTGGTGTTTCCCGATGGTTTGTAAGACCTTCTGAATCGCCGACTGTTATTTAGAAGGCTCTGGGTTTGCCGACCTGGAGCCTTCAGCCGTTTTAGCCTTTAGTTTCGTTCCTCAATCAACTTGTTCAGTGCAACTGCAACGGCCTCAGACCGATTGCGAAACTCGCCAGATTTGACCAGCTCATCCAATCTCGCTGTCAGACGGTTCTCGATCCAAAGGAGAACCTGCTTTTCGCCCTGCGCTTCACGCTTGACACGATAACGTTCTGACGGTGTGATCTCTGCTTGGATGCCCATGCTCAAATTCCGACTCATTCAAATCACTACATCGCTAGTGATTGCCCGATTCTCTCCGTTTGTGAACCCCAAAAGTTTTCCAAGTCTCAGAACCGCACCACATGTTGCGCGGGATAAGTTCTGTTATGGAACTCAAGAACTCCTTTGGCTAGTTCGCTGGCAGACCAACGCGGTGCCAATTACACAGACCTGGGATTTGCCGCAAGCCTGTCCAACGAAAATAGATAAGTAAGTGTTGACATAATTTTATCGTGTGGTCTAACGGCTTTCGCAACGGTCCCATCAACGTCTTGCTATATATCAGTTTGTCGAAAGCGAGACGCTAAAATTGAAAACGAACCGCCTATTAGGGGATTTACAATGGCAAACGAAACAGGAACACCTTCGAGGTTTTCCAATTACATCATGAAGCTGCTCATGGAGTCGCCGAAGTCTCAGAAAGAGATTGCTGCGGCAGTGGGTTTTAAGAACCCGAATATGATTACCATGCTCAAGCAGGGCCATGTGAAGCTCGCTCTCGACCGCGTTCCAGTGATGGCGAAGACCCTGGGTGTTGACCAGGTCGCGATGTTCAAACTGGCGCTGACCCAATTCTATGACGACGCCTCTGTCAGACTTATGACGGATCTTCTGGAGCACGGCATATCTGCCGAAGAGCGCAAGATCCTCAGAGTGATCAGAGAGGTCGCCGAGGACGTCCCAAAATTAACCGAGGAACAGGAGACCGCTTTGCGGGAGATATTCAAACCAAAGGCATGACGCTCCCAAACTGCTGCGGTTCGATCGAATGCTTGCTATACCAATGGCAAGCATTCTTTTTGTCCGCGCAAATAAGTAATGACATACTTACACCGCCCCAACGACGAGGTTATCATGAGCGAGAAGTCCCCTTTCCTTCGCAGTCTTTCTTTCACCAATGAGCAAGCCAATGAGGTTGCTATGGAGCTGGAAGGGCTCGAAGTGGAGGAACTGAATGGCTGCACCATCTACTCCGGCAAGCATCCGATCCACGGTAATATTCACGTTGTTATCCCGGCGATCGGCGATGCTAAGGGTCTTCTACCCTTTGACTTGAAGCCTGTAGTGTTCCGTTCATTTTAAGACTAAACATAAGTAATCAACTACTTATTTCACGGAGAGACGCGATATGAACCGCGACATCATCGAATTGCGCGAGGTGATTACGAAGCTCGTTCCTCTTCTGTCAGGCAAGGGTTTGGCAGTGACGCAGCGCGGTTCGCAGGCATATGTAAAGACCGACGTTAAGACCAAGCAGCCAATCTTGGTCAACATTCCCAATATTCCCGACAATGCGCAGCCTGAGTTCATCGCAGCCATTTCAGGCTTCGTTGATCACGAAGTTGCGCATGTCTTGCACACCGACTGGAACTACTATGGTGGAAAGGGCGGGATGAGCGAGAGGGATCTGCGTGATCCCAAGCGCCGGGCTTTCATGCAGACCCATAACATCATCGAAGACGTGATGATCGAGCGCGAGCAGGTAAAGACTTTTCCTGGTGCCGCGCGCAATTTGTCGGTTACGCGCAAGTGGTTTCTCGAAAAGATCACCGATGTCGCGCTGAAGGGCGTAAAGGATCCCAAGGAGCAGTTTCGCTACATTCTCGTTCCGATGATGCGTGCTCTGGGCGGGCATGAGGAAATGCAGGAATGGATGGATAAGCGCGGCTACTGGAAGCATCCAATGGTCGAAGAGCTTCTGAAGACCATGAAGCCTGCAACGCTCGATCTTCTCAAGAAGGCCACGACCACGAAGGAAACGCTCGCTGTGACAGAGGAGGTCCATGACATCCTCATGGGCAAGATCCTGCCGCCTGCCCCGCCTGCCCCGCCTGCCGCACCTGAGCCGGAAGTCAAGATCAGCCAGAAGGGCAAGTCTCAGGACAAGCCCGAAAAGGAGGCTGGCGAGGGCGATGGCGACGGCGAGCGCGATCACAAGGATAAGGATCCTGGTGATAGCGGCAAGGGTGAAGAGAGCAAGGGTGAAGACGAAGCCGAGGGCGAAGGCAGCGGTAGCGGCTCAAAGGCTGACGACAAGAAGTCAAAGGGCAAGGACAAGAAGAAGGAAGAAGAGCCTGCAGAGGAGGTCGATGATGAGCCTGAGACTGCGGAGGACGGCGTCGATGGTGAAGCTTCCGAAGATGAACCGGATGAAGACAGCACCGTAGACGGCGAAGATGTTACGGATAAAGACCCGGACGCTGAGGAAGACGAGACTGTGTCGTCAGGCGCTGAAGACGGCGATGAGAATGACGATGGCGAAGACGTCTCAAGCGATAGCTCCGACGAAGACGATGACGATGGCGAGGGTGGTCGCCGCAACGAGGTCTCGTCCGTCATCACTGCAGGTGATGAAGGCGGTGGCGAGGGCGAAGTAGGCGAAGGATCAGACGAAGAGCATCAAGGCGGTGGAGGAGGCGTCGGTAACGGTGGCGCAAAGTCCATGTTCGATTATGAAGATGGCGACTTCGAAGAGGTCGACATGTCATCGCAGATCGCCATCAAGATCTCTGATGCAGCAGTCGCGGCAATGGATCCGAAGCAGTATCTGGTGTTCACCCGCGAGCTTGACGAAATCAAGCCCGTCCAGCTTCCGGACAATATGAACTCCAAGTGGGTTCCGGAAATGGAAGACGAGACGCGGCTCATGACCTCGAAGATGCAAAAGGATATTGAGCGCATCATGGCGTCTCAGTCCCACGTCATTCGAACTCCTGGTCATCGCACCGGAAAGCTTCATGCGCCGTCGCTGTTTCGTGTGCCAGGCGGCGATCCGCGCGTCTTCACGCAAAAGCAGGAGCATGTCTCCAAGGATACGGCTGTGTCTGTCGTGATCGACAACTCCGGCTCGATGGGTGGTCACAAGATGAACCTTGCGATGACTGCCGGATACGCGCTCTGCTCCACGCTTGATCGCGTCAAGATCGCGCACGAGGTGATCGGCTTTACGACGGGTGGCTATGGCTACATGCCGCAGTCGCTGCGCGATGCAATGGCCGAAGAGGCGAAGAAGGCGCGTATTAGTTGGGATCGGACCACGCCGATTGTGATGCCAATCTACAAGACCTTCGATGAGCGCCTGACCGCGACCGTGAAAGCGCGTTTCGCCTTCATGAAACGCGCTCAGCCTGGACTGAACGGCAACATCGACGGCGAGTCCCTGGAATACGCAGCCGAGCGTCTGTTGAAACGGATGGAAAAGCGCAAGGTGATGCTGGTTCTCTCTGACGGCCAGCCAGCGGGCGGTCACAAGTCCGGTCCACACCTTGCTGGTGTCGTCAAGCAGCTTGGCAAGATCGGTATCGAATGTATCGGGATCGGGATCATGGACGATTCCGTCAACAAGTATTACCCGAAGTCGACGGTTCTGCGTAAGGCCGAGGATCTTCCCGGCCAGGTGATGACCGAAATCAAGAAGATCCTTATCGGCGTTTGAAAAAAAAGTAAGCGGGAGCTTAGTTTTCCCGCTTGCGTCCCAACTCGAAAATAAGTAATCAGTTACTTATAGCGCAACGCGAAAGCGCTTCATCACACAAGAGGGAAATCATGAGCCAGGCTGCTGAAGCTGGCGTAGCTGTCGCTGCGCCTGACGATAAGATTTTGTGCCATATCGACAACGTTCGCGTTCACTCGATCCAGGCGCACATCAAGAACAATCACCCCGACTGGTCGATTGAGAAGTATCAGGCCGAGTATCCCGGCGAGCCGCTCTTCTCGCAGACCGCGCTCGATATTATCGCCAAGAAGAAGGCGGAGCGCGAAGCACAGGCGCCGGCTCCTTCTGAGCAGTCATCCTCGATCCACGCAAACATGCTGATGGAAGCGGGCGTTGGCTCCACAAGCAAGCTTGTCGTCAAGCAGGCTCTGTTTCACGAGTTGTTCGAGCTTGGAACTTCGTCTGCGGCCTTGTCTGCAAAGGGTCAACCGATCCCGATCAAGATCCTCGAAGGCCACGACGCGATCTCGTCCGACTTCCTGGCCGATGTCGACAAGTCCTACGTCTTCAATATCGATCTCTTGAAGAAGGTCATCATCGGCTTTGAGCTGAACATGCCGACATATCTCTGGGGCTTTCACGGCACTGGCAAGACAACGATCTTGCAGCAGGCAGCCGCGCGCACTCGTCGTCCCTTCATTCGCGTCCAGCACACGATCAACATGCAGGAATCGGACGTTCTTGGTCAGTGGACGGTTCGCTCCAAGCCTGTCGAAGTCGAGGAGATTGACAGCTCCGGCGTCAAGCACAAGGTGATGAAGCAGCAGTCAGTCACCGAGTTCCAGCTTGGACCGTTGCCGATGGCTATGATCAACGGCTGGGTCTATTGCGCCGACGAATACGACTTTGCGATGCCGTCCGTCACTGCGGTTTATCAGCCGGTTCTCGAAGGTCAGCCGCTTCTGATCAAGGATGCGCCACCGCACTTCCGCAAGATCATTCCGCATCCAAACTTCCGTTTCGTTGCGACCGGCAACACAAACGGTGTCGGTGACGAGACCGGTCTCTATCAAGGCACGCTCGTTCAGAATGCTGCCAACTATTCGCGCTTCGCCATCACCGAAGAGGTCGAATACATGGATGCCAAGATCGAGACCGCAATTCTGCAGTCGAAGACCGGCATCGATAGCGCCTCTGCCAACAAGATCGTCAAGATGGCGAACGAAGTGCGCAAGCTCTTCCGGGACGGCAAGATCACCATGACCGTGTCGCCACGCGAGCTTATCCGCTGCGCATCACTTGGTATCGCCTACGGTGGCAACTGGACGCTCGGAATGGAGCTTGCCTTCGCTAACCGCCTTTCTCGCGTCGATAAGAAGGTCGTCCAGGAATACATGCAGCGGGTGTTTGGCGCATGATCAAGCGTGATCCAAAACTTGATCGCAGCCAGATCAAGGCTTTCGCATACAAGGTTCTCAAGCGCGTTCATGCGCTTGGGGCCAGGAGCGTTCTCCTCGAAGATGTCGAAAGCGAATTGTGGGTCGGCTGGTGCCTGGCTTGTGACGCCTACGACGATAATGGCGGTGCCTCATTCAAGACGTTCCTCTACACCGGGCTCCGCAATCACATCAACCGTTGGGTTGAGAAGAACTTCGAGCGCAATCACGCCGAGACCGTCGCCGCATCCCTCGATCTACAGATCGGCGACGATTCCTCCGACGGCACTCTGGGCGATATCATTGGCGATACAGGCATTCGCCACGACGAGGCGTTTCAGCGTGAAGACTGCTTTGCATACGCCATGACCCGGCTTTCCAGCCGCTCGCAGATGTTCCTGACTTTTCTGCGAGACAACCCGCCGGAGCTTATCGAGCGGATGAACGATCTTCAGGCCAAAGCGGCCTATGCCAAGGAAATCGGCGCCTGCTACGCGGTGCCGAAGCGTGTCACCAGCGCCATCATCTTTGACTTCATGGGCGCAAGTCGCGTCGAGCGGAAGCAGATCATGGATGAAGTCAGCCAGATCGGGCGGCTCATTTCGAATTAGGACCATCATGACGACGATTCCACAGTATTCGCCGGGCTGCTTCGGCTCAGCAGTCGCCTTCAAGAAGGACGACACTGTTTGCCGCCTATGCAAGTTTGCAGAGGCATGTGAGCCTGCGCATATTGAAGCGCGCGCGGTTTTGCGCGAGCGATATGGCATCAAGACCTCTGCGCAGGTCTATGCGGATCGCACCCAGCAGCTTGCCGAGGAGCGCCGACAGCGCGAAGCAAACCGTCCGGCTGAAATGCTGGTTCTGCCAAAGAAGACGCAGGAGCTGATCGACCGGCTCGACCGCGGAAATTACGACGTCAAAGGTAAGTTCGCGCGCGGCGAAAACCCGTTCGGCTCGTCCATGAAGTTCATGCAAATCGTTGGGCACATCTTGCTCAACTTCAAGAGCGCGCGAATCGACCGGCCTCTGCTTGCCACCGCTTTCATGAAGAAGCTCGATTGGCAGCAAGGCACAGCTGACGCCCATGCTCGCATGGCAATCCAGGCGCTTGAGCATATCGGCGCGATCATCAACCGGGACGGCGTGATAGAACTAAGGGGTTGAATATGGCGACTGAGCAAAAGACCGGCACGAGGCTTTTCTACAGCTACAGGTTCCGGGGAATCTTGCATTTCTCGAACGGCGTTTTCGAAAGCGGTTCTATCAACGATGCGATCATTCGCCGGGTCGAGGAGCGTCTAAACACCAAGATCAAAGACCTCTCCCAAAAGGACGGACTTGGTCTGCTCGAAGGCGAGCCCAACGCATTCGTTTACGATTTTCATCCAATCAAAGGGTAATTCGCCATGCACTCGATCCTTGCAGCGCGGACTGATTTCTCAGTCGGCGAAAGCATCCTCACGACCAAGCGTCTGATCAAGAACGCCGTCGAAGCCGGAGCAAAAGCTGTCGCGATGACGGATACAATGTCCGTTACCTCTATGATTGACTTCACCAACAAGGCAAAGGCTGAAGGTCTGAAGCCTGTCATCGGCTGCCGTCTTCGCTTGACTGATAACCCGACCTGGCGTCCCGGTGACGGCGAGAAGAAAAAGGACATGCCGCGATCTTACTTCCTCACCGTCTACGCGCTGAAGGAAGCCGGTATGAAGGCGATCTTCCGTCTCCTGACTCTCGCCAATTCGGATGATCGCTTCTACTACGAGGCCAAGCTCGGCTTCAGTGATCTTACCAACGAGCTGCGCGCCATCGACCGAGGCGACCTCGCAATCGTGCTTGGTGACGCGCATTCGATCCTGGAGCATTCGGAGCACACGAAGCTTATCAAAGGACTGACCATTCTTTGCGAGAACGTTTATGCGCCTCTCATCCCGATCAATACGCCCTACTACGGACGCCTAAACGATCTGGCACTCAAGCAGATCAACGAGAACGGATTGAAGCCGATCGTAGTGCGGCCGGCGTTCTATGGTCAGGGCGAGGCTGACACTCAGGAGATCATGTCGGCGATAGCCGAGAACAACAAGATCACGGACGGCTGGTTTAAGTCCCGGTTTAATCGTGACATGCACGTCATGGGCTCTGGCGAGCTGATAGGCGAAATGAAGAAGGCTGTTGCTCATCTGGTGAAGCGCGGCAACGATCCTGGCTTCACCGCTGCGCAGTTCAAGAGCGGTCTTATGAACACCGTCGAACTCGTCAATCTGGTCGAATATGAGTGGAAGAAGGCCGACGTCTCCCTTCCAATTATGGCGCCGAACGAGTTTGCGGCTGTGGTCGAGGAGTGCAAGAAGGGCTGGAAGGAACGCTTCGACGCGCCAATCTTCGGTCATCAGCCTGATCCGAAAGAGCTGCTTGAGGTCTATAAGCCCCGTCTTGCCTACGAACTTGAAACGCTGAAGCGCCTGAACTTCTCGGGCTACTTCCTGCTGGTGCAGGACGTGGTTCAGTTTGCCAAGAAGTCGGGCATCATGGTTGGACCTGGTCGCGGCTCCGTGGGCGGATCCCTCGTTGCTTACCTGATGGGCATTACCGAATGCGATCCAATCCGGTTCGGTCTTCTGTTTGAGCGCTTCATCAACCCCGAACGTATCGACTTGCCTGACGCCGATCTCGATTTCATGTCCGAGCGCCGGCACGAAGTCTTCGAATACCTGACCAAGAAATATGGCGCTGAGCGCGTTGCGGGCGTCAACAATTATGGAACGCTCGGCTCGGCGTCTGCGATCCGTGACGTCGGCCGCGTGACGCTCATTCCCGAAAAGGACTTCTCCGTCTCCAAGTTCGTTCCAAAGCTGCACGGGCAGAACGTTCCCCTCCCCGAGGCTCGCAAGCAGGTAAAGGAGATCGACGACTTCGCCAACAACTACCCGACGCACTATCCGATGATGGAGCGCCTGGAAGGCACGATCCGCAACTTTGGTCAGCACGCAGGCGGTGTCATTGTCGCTGGTGTCGATATCGTAGACCGCGCAGTCGTGGAGCGGCGCAAAGAAGGCAATGTTGTCTGCTGGGACAAGCGCATCGTTGAGGATCAGGGTCTGGTCAAGATGGACGTGCTCGGCTTGAACACGCTCGACCATATGACGCTCACCCTCGACTACATCAGGGAGAACACTGGAAAGCGGCTTGATCTTAACCGGATTCCGCTGGACGACGAGAAGGTGCTGGCAAACTTTGCCAAGGCGAACACGACCGCAATCTTTCAGTTCGAGTCCGGAGGTATGCGCCGGCTCTTGAAGGAGCTCGGCTCAACGGGCGTGATTACGTTCGAAGACATCACCGCCTGCACCGCGCTTTATCGCCCTGGTCCTATTGAATCGGGAATGATGGACTCGTTCTATCTGCGCAAGCAGGGCAACGAGGATATCGAATACGACCATCCACTGATGGAGCCGGTGCTCGAAGAGACCTTCGGTGTCATCGTCTATCAGGAACAGGTCATGAAGATCTCCCAGGTGATTGCCGGCTATTCCGGTGCCGCTGCTGACAAGCTGCGTAAGATCATGGGTAAGAAGCTGCCGGAGGAGATGAAGAAGGAGCGCAAGAAGTTCTGCGACGGCTGTGTCGCCACGATCGGCTGCACCGAGGATTGGGCCGGCGCGCTGTTTGACAAGATCGAAGGCTTCGCTGGATACGGCTTCAACAAGTCGCACTCGGTTGAATACACGCTGATCTCCTATCAGTCGATGTATCTGAAGACCTACTATCCTGCAGAGTTTTACGCAGCCGCTCTCACTGTTCAAAGGGAAGAGAAGCTGACGGGAATCATCCGCGATGCCAAGTCGCTTGGTATCGAAGTCTCGATGCCCGATATCAATATCTCGACCGATCGCTTTGAAATGGCAACGCCTATTCGACTGGTTATGCCGCTTCAGCGCATCAAGGGTCTGAGTGAGAAGGCGACGGCGGCAATTCTTGAGGCGCGAAAGGCGGGACCGTTTCTCGATAAGAACGATTTTCTCTCCCGCGTTGAAAAGCGCGTCTGTAACAAGCGCGTTCAAGAGGCGCTCGATCTCGTCGGTGCCTTCTCACGTATCGAACCTGGACAGGTTCCGGCGAATGATCCCTCGCGTATCAAGGATCAGATCGCGCTATTGCCAGGCTTGATCGCCGCACATGTGCCGATCGAGCACGAACTGAACAGGGATAAGGACACAAAAGCTGCCCTTGGCGAGCTGGTGGATGAATACCGCGCAGCACATGGCCCGAAGGCGACGACTGCCGATGGCTATCCGGTCAAGCCGTTCTTCGGCAAGAACGCGGACTTCATGATCATTTCCGATGCGCCTGGCAACGAGGAGGATACGGGCGGCGTCATGGGCTTCTCCATGTCCAACAACGCTGTCGTTGAGGCGATCGAGAATGCGTCCCTGGATCGGGCAAATGCCTACTGGACGGCACTCATCAAGCGTCCGAAGCGCGGCAAGCAGGTGACGCCGGAAGAGATCAAGATCTATGAGCCTTACCTTGCGCGAGAAATCGAGCTGTTGAAGCCGCCTGTTATTGTGCTGCTTGGCTCAACCACTGTTCGACACTTCTTCCCCGACTTCAAGGGCAAGGCGTCAGAGCAGGCCGGCAAGGTGATCTACTCGAAGGATTACGATGCAAACATCGTGATCGGGTTCAGCCCCGGCGAGATCTACCACGATCCCGACAAGCAGCAGAACATGAACGAGGTGTTCGCGGCTGTCGCTGATTGCCTGTCGTGACTTGCAGCACTCCAATTGTCAGAGCGCTATAAATACAACATCGCAGAAGGAAACAAGATATGACGACACCCACGACCGGCGATGTCGGGAAGGAGCAGACCGTCTACCAGGTCCGCGACTTCATTGACGCCAAGCAGTTGAAGGCGGATCTCGCCTACTCACCCAACAATCTGACCGACGCCATGATGCAGCAGGCGTCTCTTTTCTCTCACTACGGCATTCTGGCAGCCGAGTCTGCCAAGCAGACCGATGTGGTCAAGATGCTGGTGGAGAACACCGAGGCTGCCGTGCAGCAGATCATCCGCAATGATCTAGCGGCTGTAGGCGAGAAGATCACCGAGTCTGCTATTGCCGCTAAGGTGGCTCGTCATCCGCGGGTCATTTCGATCAAGAAGGCGCTAAACGAGGCAAAGCGGATCGAGTCTATCGGCAAGACCGCTGTCGAAGCGTTCCGGCATCGGCGCGATATGCTCGTGCAACAGGGTCTGATCTCGCGTGAGGAGATGAAGGGCGAGCTGTCCATTCGTGAACGTAATGCCCGCGAAGACGCTTTGGAGTCTTCAAAGGCTAGTGCGCTTGAACGTCTGGCTCGGCGCAACGGCGCTCAGGTGAGCGAAGAAAATTCTGTAAATTAAGTGCAATCCCATGTCGTTTACGCTATAAAGTAAGTAATCACTTACTTAGTGAGACGCCTGCCTGAAGGAAGATCCTCATGGACGCAATCATCGCATACCTCCGCAAGCTCGTTGGTCTGGAACTGACCATCGATCGTGTGGTTTCTCGCCAGAGCAAGGTCGTTCGCGATCTTGAAACCCTGGAAAGTCTGCACAAGGCAAAGGCTGCCCGTGCCGACGCGAAGGCGAAGAAGGCTGCAAGCCTTGCCGAGGCTGCACGGCTCGAAGCCGCTGATGCAGCAGAACTGTCGAACAATTGGAAGAATTCTGGACTGATCCGCCCTGCCCGCAAGGCAGCGTAAATCCGTTGAGAACTTGAGCGATCCCATCGACGTGTCGCTATAAGTAAAAAGCTAGATAGCTAAATAGCTATTGAGGCAAGTCGAAAGCATAAAGCACAAAGCACGAAGGAACTACGCATATGGCTCTTAGCCCTGAATTGAAGAAGATGGTCTCTGGCGCGAAGAACAAGTATTCTTCCAACAATCAGAAGACCGTCAAGCCGAAGGACGGTCGTAATGCTTATCGCATTCTCGCACCGACCTCTGCCCAGGCTTCCTGGGTGCCGGCATCCGGCCAGTATTGGGCCGATCTGGGCGTTCACTGGATCAAGGCTGACAAGAACGGCAAGCCGCTCGCTGTCGTTGGCGATTGCGACACTGTCTACCAGCAGCCGTCCGTTCTCAACACCGCGATCGAAATGGCGATCAACTCGGCGATGGATGAGGAATCCAAGGAACTCTACAACGAGTGGAAGGCCAAGAAGTCGGTTCTTCTGAACGTTATCGACCGCTCTTCGGGTGAAGATCCGGTCGTTCTGGAAGTCACCGGCACGACGTTCGGCAAGATCATGGATCTGATCAACGTCTACGACGATGCGGGTCGCGATATCACTGACCCTGTTTCCGGCGTTGATATCATCATCACCAAGACCGGCAAGGCTCTCAATACGAAGTATGAGGTGATGGTCGATCCGGCTCCGCCGAAGCCTGTCTCTCCGGACATTCTGTCCCGCACGACGGACCTGCACGAATTTATCGCGCAGAACTACTTCCGTGGTGAGGAACAGAAGGCTCTCAACTGCATCGCGCAGATTGCAGGTGTCGCTGTTCCGGCTCTGACTGGTCCCGCAACTGCTGCCGGTGTGCGCACGCCGACCGCTGCACTCTCTTCGACTGCTGCCGCAGTCGCTGGCGCTTCGGTCGCTCCTGCTGCCGTAGCTACTCCGGTTGCTGCCCCTGCTGCTCAGGCTGCGCCGGCTATCGACCCTGCAATGGAAGCTCGCAAGGCTGAAATTCTTCGTCGCCAGCAGGAAGCGGCTGCGGAATTGGCAGCACTTGAAGCGCCTGCTACTCCTGCCCCGGCGCCTGAAGCCGCGGCTCCCGCTGCAGGTATCTCCGCACTTCCTGTTTCCGAACAGGATGCGATCCTCGCTGAGCTCGACAACCTCGTGTGATCAGCATCTGCCGAGCGGGACTTCCCCTCTCCCGCTCCGGTCGCCTCATCGTCGCGGATGAGGCTTAGCGACGACGCCCTCCTCCCGGCGTCGTCGCCTTTCTCTTGCGAGGCTTCAATGACCAATTACATGCTGATCGACGGCAACTCCCTCGGTCACTTCTACAACAATGCCAAGCCGCTCTCGATCGGTGAGATCCAGGTGCAGTCGATCTACGGCATGTTGAAAGCGATCCGGTCCCAGATTGCAGGTTTTCAGGACTATCAGCCCGTTGTTCTTTGGGATGGAGCATCCTGGCGCAAGCTGATGTTCGCCGAATACAAGGAAAACCGCGACAGGAAGGAGACCAAGAACGAGATTCGGATGCAGGAGATGAAGGACGCCTACAAGAAGCAGGTTCCTTACATCAAGAAAGCTCTCCGGTTTCTCGGTATTCCCCAGGTCTGGTCGCTCAACATGGAAGCGGATGATCTTGGAGCAATTCTGACCGATCGATACACCAAGACTGGCTCACGGGTCATTCTTCTCACCGGCGATAAAGACTGGCTTCAGCTTGTAGGTCCGGGCGTCGTCTGGAAGGACTTCGCCAACGATCGTCTTGTGACCCAAAAGACCTTTGCAGAGTTCACCGGCGTCAAGACCGTCCGGGAGTTTGTCGAGGTCAAGGCCTTGTGCGGCGACCAGGGCGACAACGTGGCCGGCGTTGGTGGTATCGGCGAGAAGGGCGCGATCGAGTTCATCAATCAATACGGATCGGTCGCAAACTTCACCAACGGCGTCATTCTCGACAAGACGATCAGCCTGAAGGGTGTGCCGAAGAAGTATCGCAACCTTGTCGAAGATGAAGACAAGGCCATCACCTTTTCCCGCAACCTGGCACTTGTCGATCTGCGAACCACGGTGCGTCCCGCGCCGCAGGCGCTCGAAGTCGACAAGGGCACTCCTGACGCTGAGAAATTCCGTCAGTTCTGCGAGATCCTCCTCTTCAAGTCATTCCTCAAGGATTTCGACGAGTGGATCTCCGTATTTCCCGCATTCAGAGCGCCAAGACAGGCGCTCGCAGCATAACCCTCTGAAGGAGAAATAATGAGCAAGCCCGAAGATATCATGAAGGCACTTGCCGGCGTCATCGGCGCAAATGACGCCGAAGCGACTGTCACCCATTGGCTCGACAGTGGCTTTCCGCCGCTTAACAACGCATCCTCGTCCGATTGGGATGCTTGCTTTCCTGTAGGCCGCGTCATCGAAATCGCCGGTCCTCCCTCGTCCGGCAAGACTACGATTTCAACGAAGGCGATGGCCGCGGCTCAGGCTTTGGGAGGTGTCGCTGCGTTCTTCGACTACGAGCGGTCGTTTTCTCTAAAACTCGCACCTCGTCTTGGTCTCGATGTCGAGCCAGGCCGGCTGATCTACAAGAAGCCTGAAACCTTTGAAGACGGTGTCGCGATGTTCCACCTGATGGTGGAGACGATCCGCACGAAGAAGCTTATTCCGGATTCTGCGCCGATCTGCGTCGTGTTCGACTCTCTGGCAGCCATGACGCCGCAGTCCACGCTCTACGACAGCAAGGGCAAGCGCCGCGCTGCTGGTGATCGCAATATGAACGATAATACGGCCCTTGCCCGTGCGACCTCAGCTCACTTTGCGGGTATCGCCCAGATTGCCGAAAAGTATAACGTCTGCGTGATTTTCCTTAATCAGATGCGCACGAAGATTGGTGTCATGTTCGGTGATCCGCGCAAGACGACGGGCGGGGATAGTCCGGAGTTCTACTTCTCGCAGCGCCTGTGGCTGACGTCATCGAAGATCGTGGACGACAAGACCAAGGAAGTTCTTGGTATGGAAGTGTCCGGGATCTTCATGAAGAACAAGGTCTCGCGGCCGTTTGTGAAGTCCAAGTGGCGCTTCATGTTCCAGGAGGACGGCACTGGTCGCTTTGACGCGGAGCGTTCGCTGGTCGAGTTCCTGAATGAGCGCAAGCTCCTGCCGGGCAAGACGCCGGAAGGCAAGGACACCAAGCCTGGCTATTACTGGTGGGATGGCAAGCAGATGACCCGCGAGCAGATGGCTCGTGCCGTCGAGGCGGAGGGCGACGTAGGTTTCAACAAGCTCAAGGCGCTGTTGCCGGCCAAGTATGAGGCTCCGGTTGTTGCTGAAGCCGAGTTGAACGATGTAGCGTCCGTGCTCGGCGGCAATGACGTAGAAGACGAAGCAGAGGCAGCCTAATCCCTGCACTCCCTTGCCCGACTTGCTATAAGTGCATCGTCAACACGTAACAGCAAGTCGGGCAAAACATGAAAGTAATTTCGATCTGGCAGCCCTTCGCCTCATTAGCGGTGATGGGCTTCAAGACTTTTGAAACACGCACCTGGCCTGCGCCGGCTTCAATCATTGGTCAAACTATCGGTATTGCGTCTACCAAGGGTCTGAAGCCAGTGCAGCGCGCCTATTTCGAGGATGAGCGGTTCGCTCACTACTACGCTACGACCGGAATGCCTCCTCTTGAAACTCTGCCTTGCGGCTATCTGCTCGGCACAGTCTTGATTGAGGAATGCTGCCTCATGACAGAAGAGTTCATGGAGGAGGTCTCCGATGAGGAGAAGGCGTATGGTCATTGGGAGCGCGGCAACTTTGCCTGGCGCTTGGCGAACCTGATGACGCTGGAGCATCCTATCCCGATCAGAGGCGCACAGGGCATCTACGATTGGAACGGAGTCCTCCCAAATGGCAGCGAAACGGAAGTTTCCACGCCCGCCCCAGCGCAAGTTCTCCAAGAAGAACATCAAGTGGGTCGTGAAGCGCAGCTCCCGCATTATTGGAGCGGTCTACGAGTTGTCGAACGGTGATCTCTGCTATCTCGCCCGTCGCTGGCGTGGCGAGATCTTCTGCTGCGGAGAACCTAATATCTCCGCGGCAATGGCCCTCAACAAGGAAGAGTGGGCCTTCGATCACGATCACCTCCTGGAGTTCCGGCTCAAGAAGGTGAAATACGTTGGCGTTGTTGAGCGCGAGCGAGGCGGAATGATCTATATCACGACCCTCGACACCTGCATGGATCCAACCAAGTTTTCCTTCCGCAATTATGAGGCGCGGGGCGGTGCCATGCAGCACTATGTCAACCACAAGCACTTCATCAAGCTTGCCGGAAAGACGACCTTTTAATTCCCGCGCATCACCTGCAGCACTCCGATTTGCGCTCAGCTATAACTTCTCTCATAAGTAATCACTTACTTAGAAAGGTATCAAGTGAGCATCACGCAGCTTCCCTTTATTCGCGGAATGGCTCGCGCATCGATCGGCGGTCGTATCGTCGTCCGTGCGATTGACGTAAGTCGTGCAGAGCGACCGGGCGAGGACGAAAATCTGTTGAGCGCTATCCGACAGATTTTCAAGGCTAACAATCCGCAAGCAATCGTGTCCATTCCAAAAGGCAGCGGACTTCCGCCTGGTCACTACATCTTCGAGTCATCTCTCGGAGAACTTGAATCATATCATCATGATCCGAAGATCGAGCAGTCGGCGAAAGAAAAGCTGTCACTTGGTCGCGGTCACGGCGCAGGCTTGAAGAAGGGCCGAAACAGCGCCCACATTTCATTTGCGGTCACGGTCGACGATGAAGTGATCGATGTAAGCGGCACTGTTGAGCAAGTTGCCAATTACTTCCAGACTGTGATGCAAGATAATTCGAAGCTAACGGCGAAAAATGATCGACTTGCCCAGCTTCTTGCATCTGCGCACAAGGATATCAGCTTCCTAATGAACAACGGGCCGCAGCCGGAGCGCGAGCCAGCCAAGTCGAACGTTGTTCCCTTCAAGCCAAAAGACGCAACGCCGAAGTTCGACAAGCCGCGGTATCGCTCTGTTAATGGGGTTTTGGAGCCGGTTAATGAAATTTGGCGCCCTGTGCCAGGTATTAATAACGCCGAAGTTTCCAACTACGGCCGTTTCCGTAATTCAAACGGCGCCCTTCACCGGGTTTATTTCAACAATAACACGCCTTGCGCCATGTTCATTCGGCGCAACAAGACGATCTCTGTGAATGCGGCACTCGCTGTCGCGCTTTGCTTCTGCGGCCCTCGGGGCGATGTAATCCGGTTCAAAGATGGAAATCGAAAGAACGTCCACGCGACAAACCTTATGTGGATTCCAGACACCTTGCCGCGTCTCAAGTCCGACTACCGCCCTCGTCCGAAAACACTTGGAGTAGCAGCATGAAGTTCGCCGTCGTTGCAGATATTCACGCATACGGCTCAACCGTCTACTCCTCGACCGGGGTAGATGGCGTCAACACTCGCCTGTCGCTCATTCTGGCCGAGCTCAAGCGCACCGCGCTGACCCTTCAGTCACAGGGCGGCAAGACCATCTTTATTGCCGGCGACATCTTCCACACCCGCGGCTCGATTGATCCGGAAGTTCTCAATCCTCTTCGCGCGACTGTGGAAGAGATTCTCAACATGGGGATCGATATTCACGCCATCCCCGGCAACCACGATCTGAAGTCGAAGGACAGCCGGGCGCTCTCCTCGCAGATCGAAAACCTCGCGCAGATCTCGATCGCAGGTGGAATGTTCCGCTGTTACAACGAGGTCACGGTTCAGCAGATCGAGGGCGAGTGGTTTGGCTTCGTGCCCTGGCGCTCTTCAAACAAGGATCTTCTTGAAGACCTGCAGAAGCTGTCGGCGCATCCCAATGCTGTCGATATGGAAGTCTTCATCCACGCCGGTATCGATGGTGTTCTTTCGGGAATGCCCGCGCATGGGCTGACAGATACGGACCTTGCGTCTTTTGGGTTTGAGCGCGTCTACGCCGGTCACTACCATAATCACGTCGCCTTCTCGGGCGGCAAGGTGATTTCAGTCGGCGCAACCACTCATCACAATTGGGGCGATGTCGGCACTCGTGCCGGCTTCCTCATTGTTGAAAAGGGCAACGATCCTGTTTTTCACGACACTCAGGCTCCAAAGTTCACCGATCTGACCGGCCTTGATGAGACCGACATGGAGATCGAGTGCCGTGGCAATTACGTCCGGTTCCGTGGACCCACGATGACCCAGGCGGAGATCAACGAACTTCGTGACCAGTTTCGCAAGTGGGGCGCACTCGGCGTGTCTATCGAAGTGCCGAAGGCAACTGTCGCGTCACGTCCGTCTGCCGCTGCGTCAAAAGGTCTGACGATTGACCAGTCGGTCGCAAACTTTGTCGACAGTGCAAAAACCATCCCTGCCTCTGTCGATAAGGAAAAGCTGAAGAAGCGGTGTCAGGCAATCCTCGAAGAAAGCCGCTCGATCTACGAAGAAGCCTGACGAACTCCGATCGCGAAGATGCGAAAACGTATCTAACGCACTGAAAAGAAACGGAAACGTATCATGACGCAGCTTTACACCGTCCATTTCACAACCAAGCAGATTGTGTCGCAGTTCGACGCCAAGGGTCGCAAGATTGGCGAATACGAAACCGACATCGCTCAAACCATTCACGCCCTGCCGCACTCGACTGCGCTCGGCTACAAGAAGTTCGGCAACTTCAAGATGGAGCCATACTACCTGTCGGAGGCTCAGCGCTCGCACGGAGCCAGCAAGGCCAAGACTGAATATCGTGGCACTGTGCCAAGTGGGAAGACGAAGCCCTATGCGGGTTCGAGCGCCGTCACGGCTAAGTCGGCAGCCAAGAGCGCTGCTGCTTCCGGCAATCTGGCTGCAGCAATCAACGCAGGTGCGAAGTGAAACTGCCTAAATCTGAAATCCAGAACCTTAAAGCGATCATCCGCAAAGAAAGGCGACATGCTAAGGCGCTCGCTGAAGGTCGCGTTATTAAATCTCGCCGTTCTAATTTGACAGATGAAGAAAGGCGAACCGCTAATTCAACGAGGCAAGCCAGGCACCGCGGCACTGTTTCGGTCGAAGAGCAAAGTGCTCGCAGGCAAGCTAGACGTTTGGCAGAAAAGGAAAGGCTAAACGCCGAAGCCTCTGCGAAAGAGAATCTTTGGCAGCATTGCCAGAAATTCATCAAGGACCAGCGGATCTCCTGCGCTGAGACCGTGCATCAAACAGACCGCGTAATCGTCAATGCCTACGAGTTCATCGAAGGTGTTTGCGAGATCGTGGGATACGAGAAGGACGAAGACAGTGAAGATGACACCTAAGTTCTACGCTGGCCTAATTGTTGCTGGCGGTGGCACGATCGCCCTTTTCATTCTGGAGACGCTGAAGTGAAATTTCCCGAACTTGAAATCCAGAACTTCCTGGCAATTACACAGGCAAAGCTAAACCTCGCGGATCGCGGCCTTGTCCTGATACAAGGCCAGAATAACGCCGATACGTCCGCAGACTCAAATGGCTCCGGCAAGTCTACCATTCCCGACGCTCTTTGCTGGTGCTGGTATGGCACCACGGCTCGCGGCGTATCAGGCGACGACGTAATCAACCGTGATGCAAAGAAGGACTGCTTCGTCCGCTCGGTCGTCATTGACGGCACGATGACCTACACCGCTACGCGCCATCGCAAGCACAAGACCGGCAAGAACACCTTCACCCTGAAACAGTTCGACGGCTTCAAGGAAACCGATCTGACGAAGGGCAAGGACGCTCTGACGCAGATCGAGGCGAACAAGATCATCGGCTCAAGCCTCGAAGTCTTCACGGCTTCAATCTACGCGGGCCAGGAGCAGATGCCGGACCTTCCCGGTATGACTGATAAGAACCTGAAGGTTCTCATCGAAGAGGCATCCGGCGCGTCCCTACTCGAAGGCGCTCATGAAATCGCCCGCAAGGGGCTTCTTGCGGCACAGAAGAAGCTTGAGGCGGTCAAGGTCGAACATATGACGGCCGAGCGTCAGGAAGGCTTTCTGCGCGCCCAGCTTCATTCTGCGAAAAGCTCACTCGGATCCTGGGATGGTCAGCGCACAGTTCGCGAGACAGAAGCCAAGGACCAGATATCAGCGCTTATTCCGCACCTGAAGACGGTCAAGGCGGCGCTGGATGCTCTTGATAAGCCCACGATCGAGACATCCATTGCAGATTGCGATGCAAAGATCGGCGCTGTCTCATCCGAGCAGACGACGCTTGCAAGCCTCGACAGGGAGGTGAACAATAAGCACACCTTGGTGGTCACGGCGAAGGCGAACTTTGACCGCGCGGCGCGACACCATTCGAATTGCGAAACCTCGCTTGCGAATGTGTCGCATAAGCTCGGCTGCCCCTGCACCGAATGCGGTCGCCCTATGACCGCAACGGAGCTCGGCGCGGCAACCAAGGCGGCGCAAGATTCTCTCGACCAGGCTGTGAAGGATCTCACCGATACCAAGAAGGCGTATGACGAGAGTGTGGCCGCTCACAAGGCCGCTGAGAGCGCTCGCGATGTCTATGCGGCCAGTATGACTGATTTGTCTGCGGTCGTCGCCCAGCGCTCTTCTCTTGAACGTGAGCTTGCATCCTACAACGAGCTTGCAGGCAAACAGACTCATTACGCTAACACTGCGAAATCCTGGCGTGATCGATTGATTGCAATACAGGCAGAGGTGAACCCGCACACTGAGACCGTCGAGCGACTGACAAAGGAGCTTGCCGATGCCGAGGTGAAGACGCTTGAGCTTGTCGAAAGGATCAAGGACGAGGAGGCGGAAGTCGCGCTCGAAACTGAAGCGGTCAAGGTTTATGGGCCTGCTGGCGCGCGCGCCACGATCCTTGATGATGTGACGCCGTTCCTCAATTCTCAGACCGCGAAGTATCTGGCGATCCTGTCAGACGGCAACATCGAGGCAACCTGGAACACGCTCACGCCGGATGCCAAGGGTAATCTGAAGGAGAAGTTCACCATCGACGTGACAAACGCGACCGGTGGGGAAAGCTTCAAGGGTCTTTCAGGTGGTGAGAAGCGCAAGGTTAGGATCTCGACGGCGCTTGCGCTGCAGGATCTTGTGGCAACCCGCGCGACAAAGCCAATCGATCTCTTCATCGGTGATGAAATTGATGACGCTTTAGATACGTCCGGCCTGGAGCGTCTGATGCAGATCCTTGAGGAGAAAGCGCGCGAACGCGGCTCTGTGTTTGTTGTATCCCATAACGAATTGCGGGATTTTATCAAGCAGGTCATGATCGTTGAGAAGCGCCCCGACAAGACCACGAGGGTCTTCGAGGTCGCAGCTTGATCCGCGGCACTGACATCACCGAGAAGCGCTTTGGCAGTCTCACAGCCAAGGCTCCTGTTGTGCAGAGCCGCAACGGCACCTGGAAGTGGCAAGTCGATTGCGACTGCGGTAGGTCTGAAGTCATCTTCATCACCGCGCTCAACAGCGGCAGCAAGATTTGCTGCAAGGAGTGCAGGAAGAAGGTCTGGTCCGCTGAGCGCACGAAACATGGTCATCATAACGATCCGACCTATCGAAGCTGGCGCTCGATGAAGGCGCGTTGTCAGAACGAGAATCATGACGCCTACGACCGCTACGGAGGTCGCGGCATCACCGTCGATCCCGCTTGGGAGAGCTTCGAGACCTTCCTTGCGGACATGGGCGAGCGCCCTGCCGGTCACACGCTGGATCGTGAGGATAACAACGGCCCCTACAATAGGGGTAACTGTCGATGGGCCACTTATAAACAACAGGCGAACAACCGACGCAATAATAGGAAAAAGAAATGACTTGGCTCGAACTTACAGGGGCTGCGGCGATCTACGTTGTTTGCATCTTTTTGCTCGGCTACACGGGCGGGCTTTTGACACTACTCCTCAATCGAAAGGGAGGACTTGAATCGCTCGTCCTTATTCCGGTTGTTGGTATCGCCATCTGGCTTATCGGCGCTGTCTGTGGAGCGGTCTGGCTGGGTATTAAGATTGGACAGATGCAATGAACCGGAAAGAACACCTGCTCACCATCCTCGGCGAGGAATGCAATGAGGTTGCGCAGCGTTGCTCGAAGGCACTCCGGTTTGGGCTCACCGAGGTTCAGCCGGGTCAGGATCTCAACAATGCGGAGCGGATCCGTGCCGAATACATCGACTTGCTTGCGGTTATGCGGATGCTTGCTGAAGAAGGCTACATTAAGCCAGTGACTGACGCTGATTTGCCTGACATGGAAGACAAGCGTCAGAAGGTCGAGAAATTCCTCGATTACTCGCGGGCGATGGGAACGCTTAGTTAAATCGGCATCAACATCTTGTGCATTCCCTCGACAAAATCGCTATATATTAAGTAAGCACTTACGTATAAGGAGAAAGCGATGGCGAAGGTGAAGGCCGATCAGCATCCTGAAGCTCAGAAGATCCTCGAAGAAGTCGGCAAGGAGATCGTTGCCGCTCTCAAGGACGAGTTCTTTGAGGTCGATGGAACGCCGATGGCGACGGTGAAATACGAAGCAGGTAACTTCAAGAAGAAAACGCTGATGGCTAGTTGGCTCTTCGCAGTCAGCTACGCTTATGTCGGCACCCAGGGTAAGCTGATCCTTGGCATGGCTCCCGAAGACGCCCAGGAATACAAGTTCGCCGAACTTAATCCGAAGGAAGTCGACTCTACATTCCCGCTCTTCGGTGCCGCAGTCGCAAAGCACTTTGGCGTCGAGAATGAAAACTTCAATCTGGTTGTTAAAGCAGTCGTTGCCGAGCGTTTGAACGCCAAGGTGGACGCAGCCGAGATTGAACGCAAGCAGACCGAAGCAGCTCTGCAGTCCAATGAACTGTTCGGAGCGTTTTAATGGCGAAGATCCTTATTGCCGGCCTCGACGGATCCCTTCGAAACTTTGGCGTTGCAACCGCGTGGCTCGATCTCGAAACTCTCTCACTCGAAATCAAGGATCTGACCCTGGTTGAGACTGAGAAGTCGAAGGTCAAGAACGTGCGCGCGTCGTCCGATAACCTGGCGCGAGCAATCGAGCT